CAAATTATTGAGCGCACTGCTGTTTGCTAGACTGTTTGACTTGCTGTCGAGACGCTCTCCATAACGTCGAGCGATTTCGAGCGCAGCGCTCATCTCGCCAAGCTTCACTGGGTCAACCTGAGCGAACAATGGCTGATAGAGCCCGATGACAAGCTTGCTTGCAATCTCCGATGCAATCTTAGTGCTTAGGCCACTGCCAGCGTTGATGTCCAACAGGTACTCACTAAACGTACTAAGTGCTTGCTGCTGAAGGTGTGTCATTCCACGCAGGATGTCTAGACCAGAGCTCTGCTGGAACAGCTCGCCTTCTTTGCGCAACTGGATATCCAATGGACCCAGCTCGGCTTGGTTCGCCATAACCAGTCGGGTCGCACCTATACATATGAGCGTGCCGGCGCTTTTGCAATACCGTGGGATGACAATCGAAAAATTATCGGCTTCGTAGTGATGGATGGCTGCACGTGCGATGCGATAACCAGCATTCGGGTCGCCGCCAACCGTGCTCAGCACCAACACCAACCTTTTTCCAGATTTCTTCGACAGCGCCTTGCAAAAGCGCTCATATCCAGCCCGCGTAATCTGACCAGCGTAAAAAATTACGTCCGTGTCCTGATCGACAAAGTGCTTCGCACATGCCTGGACAACATCACCTTGAGTAGACAAACTTTGCTCCCGTTTCAGCATATTGTTATGTAAATAGCATGGTTATACTAGAGCAAAATTACCCACAAAATCTATCGCAATGTAACTATTTGTTCGTTGAAAACGGTCATCTAAAGTTGCAATGAGGAAATTTTGGGTGACGGGTTCGCCATTATGGCTTGCAAACTGGACAAAGGGAAGTTATCAATTGTTACTGTTGTATAGTGACATGCTCCAGCTTTTCCCATCGATAGAACAGGCGGACCTTACTGGTCTAGTTCTTGTCCTGGTACTTCATCATCCATGCCCACACGTCCTTGGCGCGATACCGGGCATGCCCTCTGCCGCCGCTGGCAGTCGGTAGGCGCACTGCCTTAGGGAAGTCCGGCTGCGGCGCCAGGCGCTCGCGCACCTGGGCCTCGCTGAGCTTCATGCAGGCCGCGATCGTCGCGATGTCCCACATCTCATAATCGAACGGGATTTGCGGCCGGATGCGATCGGCGACGGCTGCAGCCAAGCGGTTGATCAAATCGTTGTCGTCAGCCATTGGTGGGCTCCTTCCTCTTTCTCTTTCCTGAGCGCTTTCTCAGCAGCCTATCGCGGACGATGCGATCGAGCGCATCGCCAAGTGTCATGTCTTTGAACTGGATGAATTTCGCAAGTGCCTGCTGCACCTCTAGCGAAACCACTACCCGAGGAAGCAACGTTTTCCCCTCGGCTTCTAGTTTTTCGCGCCGGCGTGCCTGTCTTGCCGATGCGCTTAATGCGGTTCCTGTTGACGGCCTGCCTCGCCCTCGGTCGGTCTTCGGCGTCGCATCTTGAATGGTCTGCATAGTCATTACCCCACTAGGAATTTTCGTGAGAACTCACGGAATTTCCCTGTGCTAGTTTCTTGAAGGGGCAGGTGCCGGCATGTGGCTCGCCAGCTGGCTGGCCGCATGCAACGCACCGAGGTTCACCTCGAGCAGTGCACGTGCATCGGCGTCCCTGGTCGCAGTCGTGGCTGCAGCCGTCCGCGGAAAACGTACTGGCGATCCAGCGGGCGCCGGCCAGCAACGGGCTAACAAGTGCGGTGGTTAGAATGAGCGCCATTTGCTATGCCTCCATGATTTGAATTTCGGAGCTGTCGAAGCTGTCGCGGATTCCGGCCAGGTACACCGTCATGGAAACGCGACCGCCGTTCTGATACAGAGTCAGGCTGTTGATGAACTGGCGCCGGCCCTGGTGGATTACGGGGCGTGCGCAGTGTGCCGACTTGAGCAGCAGCCATTGGTGTTTGTAGGCTTGCATGTCGAGCGGCTCAACCTGGCTGGTGTCGACCGGGCCGGTCATGCTGTTTCCCTCGTATCGCCCTGGCGCACCGATGCCGGCGGCAGGGTGCTTTCGTTGAAAGTTCCCATGTCGAGGCCGTGCATCAGATAGTCGCGAAACGCGTCGGCGCCGCCCTCGGCGATTTCGTGCAGCACGGCTTGGTAGAACGGGCGCTGGCGTGCAGGTGGCACTTCGATGACCGTGAACCTGCGGTTGCCGACGTCGGCGGGCAGGAAGTCAGGGCTGCTGGTGACGTAGATAAAGTTCAGTCGGTTCGGGATACGCTTTGCCAGCTGGCCCTTACGCCCGATGACAAAGGACTCGGCGGTCATCGCTTCCTTCATTCGAGCGACATGCGATCGTGCGAACTCGCCGTCGACCACCGCCAGGCTGACGCCTTCAATCCAGCCGTTGAAGACGCTGTGCAGGTCTCGAGGCCGAACCCGAGCGGCGACATCACCATAAAGCTCGGCGACGACGAAGTTCAGGAAGAGGGATTTTCCGGACCCTTCACCGCCATTGAAGACCAGGGCGGTCGACATCTTCGCGCCGGGGTTGCGTAGTGGATATGCCAGCCAGCGAAGGACCCATAGCTGCAGCTCGTCATCCATGTCGCATAGGTGGGCCAGCAGCGTCATGATATTGGCGCAGTGTGCCGGCCGTGCGGCGCCCGCCGGCGCCGCTGCCGACGTCATCATCGCTTTGAGCGTGGTCAGAGCCGCATTGAGGCCAGCGAGCGGCGCCGTCAAGGTGCGAGTGGCCGCGTCGCTGAAGTTGATAAAGGCAGTGCTCAAGGTGTCTTTCATGTCGGGCTTTCAATGTTTCAATGGGATAGTGCGAACGATGGTCGGCCAGTCGTTACGCTGTTTGAGCCAGGGCGCGAAGAGCTCGGCGAGCTCGGCCAATGCGCTCGCGTTCTCGTCCAGGTCGGCCACGATCGCTGCGTGACGGTTCGGATATCGGCGGGCGCGACTCAGGTCGCTCCAAAACACGAGGCTCTCGGCCAGCGCCTTACGGTCATTGAGTAGAGCTCTCGCGATCGTGCCGACAGCTTCTTCAGTCAGCAGCAAAGCGCTTTTCATAGCGGGCGTACTGCAATGCCAAATGCTGCTGCATCGCCCTGGGCAGCTGCAGCCGCGTCATACGCCACAGCAGCCGAAGACGCGATAGCGTAGAAGCGTTGCACCTCAGCAGAGGTTGTGACGGTTACGTGGAATGCTTTCATCTGCACATCCTTTCAACGGGATCAAGTAATGTGCACCGATATTACTAAACGGTAATGATATTCGTCAACACCATTTGGTAATATGCGGGGAGTTGTGGGAAATCGTGCGAAAAAAAGACGGGTTAACAGCGCAGCTATGCAGCCTGCATGTTGTGCATATGCGTCGAGACGACGCTCTGCTTAGACGGGCGCGGAGGGGTGGAAATTCTTGGGTATACTGTATATTCATACAGTAAAAAGGTGTAGGATTACGACCACAGAGTTATCTGTAGGAAATGCTGGGTGAGGTGAGGTGGAAGACTATTACAAAGAAATGAAAGACGCGCTTCGGGCGATGACGCCGGAAGCGCGTGCTGAGATGCTGAGGCTGGCGCAGGCTATGGCAGTGAAGCATCCGGCCCAAGCGCGGCCGGCGTTACGACTGGTAAACGGAGCCCGATCCGGAGCGGTTGCTTACCGCTGACTCGGCCGCGGTTTCGATCAGGCTCTTCCCTATGTCAGGAGAGCTGCGATAGTTCGTGAGTAGATCCAGCTCACGTTGCGTGACATACACAAGAGCCATCCATTGCGGCTCGATATTTTCTACCACTGAAAGCAGTGGTCGCTGGGCAGAGCTCGGTGGCGGGGCTTCGATCGCCGTTTCAGTTGTTGGATCGGTGTCGAACCAGCCGCGCGGCAGCCCGCACTTTTCCTCGAGCTTTCTAGCCTTCTTCTCCCCGAACGCCTTCGTGCGGAGCAGGCCTGACACTTCCCCCTGGTTCTCTCCAGTCTCGTCGACGAACTTGGCCTGAGATCCTTCGTATTTTTCTTGGATCAGCTGCGCTAGACGGGCGCGCCGGATGTCTTGAATTTCCATAGCCGGATTGTCCTAGCCGATTACTAAATAGTAAATCACCAAATGGTATTGACCTACCTCATTACCGTTTAGTAATATGCTTGCCCATGGACAAATTACTCGCATACCTAAACAGCCTCGATAAGGTGGCGCGCGCCGAATTCTGCGCAGCCTGCGGCACGACAGAGCGCTACCTCCGCAAGGCTGTCAGCGTTTCGCAACGTCTTGGCGCCGATCTGTGCATCAACATCGACCGCGCATCTCGCGGCCAGGTCACGTGTGAGCACCTCCGCCCAGACGTCGACTGGGCCTACCTGCGCGGCACCGACAAGGGCGCCGGCAAGGCGTCGGATGGCCTCGGCAATGCGTAAGTCGACGACACCAATGCAAGCAAATGATCAGGTATGCGGCGTGCGCTGGCAAAGCGCTCAGTTGGATCGATCCGCACGGATTCGCGCGCGTCTATCAGCTTCCAGGCGTCCTGCAGCTCGCTTGCTGGTCCGCCGGCAACCTGGAACGCGATCAGTACATCCCGTCCTCCCGTCACCTTGGCGTAGGCATGCGGCTCAAACGTCCGAAGAAATCCATTGTCGAGCCATTGCACCAGGTGCCGGTTTGTGACTGCATCGATGAGTTGCATAGGGACCTTTAGAGTTTCAGAGCGGAAAGAAGTGTTCGCACTTTACTGCTAAGTAAAAGTTGGTAAAACCAAAATAAATCAGAGGGATGTATGGGATTGCGTGATGCAAAGCTGAAGATGATCGCCGGGATCACTGGCTCCTGGGAGGTCGCAGCGGCCTACCTGGGCATGACGGTAAACGCGCTGCGCAACCGGGCCTACGAGGTGAAGGGCCAGGTGCTGAGCGAAGACCACTGCCTGGCCCTGCAGACGCTCTCGGGCACGACCCATTACGCTGAGGCGATCGCCACGGCGTCGGGCGGCGTGTTCGTGAAGTTGCCGGATGACCTGGGCTGCGAGAACGAGGCGCTGATGAAGAAGTTCAACGACCTCTACACCGAGCTGGGCACGTTCTCGCGCGACTTCAGCGCGGCCACGGCCGACGAGAAGATCGACCAGCGTGAGCGGGCGATCCTTGAAGAGGACGCAGCTCGGATGCACAAGGTGCTCTCCGAGCTGTTGGCCCTGATGTTCCGGATTTACACCCCGCAGGCACCTGTCGCCCGTCCGGAGGGTGCATGAGCAAGATGAAGCCTCCCGTACCCGGCAGCGGCTCGTATTTGGCCCTGGTGCACCTCGAGAAGATGGGCGGCACTGCCACCATCGCGGGTCTGCTGCTGCAGCTGCTCTGGACTGAAACGCCGGGGAAATTCCAGCGCCTCGTCATCGGCCCGCTCGAGCGCAGGGGGCTCGTGCTTCGCCGCGACGAGCAGCTTTCGCTCACGGCCGTCGGCGCCAAGCTCCTGAACCCGGCTGCCGATGCCTCGGCCTTGGCCGCGCCAATCGGCTTCTTCGTTCCACCGGCACGCCCGCTCTCAAGCCGCAATCGGCCTCGGGTCGCAATCTTGCGGCCTGGGGCGCTCGACTATCGCGGGATCCCGTCGCGCCTGGCTGACCAACAGGTCGCCTTCCGCAGCAGCATTACCGTGCAACACGAGGACAGCAACGGATGAGCGACGTCGCACAAGTAGTGGCGCAAATGGCTGAGTATGGCATGCCGCCGCTGCCGGCAAACCACCCTGTCCTGGACGGCAAGTACAAGCGCTTCGGTCCCGGCAAGAAGGGCTGGTACATCCTGCGCCGCATGACACTGCGCAGTGGCCGCGAGGTCGTCACCGGCGCCTTCGGCTACTTCCAGGGAGAGAACCGCAACACCGTTCCGGTCAAGGTCGACGTGGCCGCGATGAGCGAGGACGAGAAGGCCGAGTACGTCCGCCAGCAGCGGGCCTCCGAGAGGGCCGAGCAGGAAAAGCGCGAGGAGGAGATCCGCCTCGCAGCCGGCCGCGCGTGCGACCAATGGGCCAAAGGGCAGGGCGTGCCGGTCGAGCACCCCTACCTGGTGCAGAAGCAGGTGCAGGCTGAGGGCCTGCGCGTGAGTGCCGACGGCAAGCAGCTGCTTATCCCGCTGCGGCGCGGTGGCCAGCTCCTCGGCCTGCAGAAGATCGATGCGACCGGCAAAAAGCGCCTGAACGAGGGTATGGACGCGATCGGCGTCGCGCACATCCTCGGCACCCTGCGCGGTGCGCCGATCATCGCTGTCGGCGAGGGTTACGCAACCTGCAAGACCGCGCGCGACAGCGTGGCTGGCGAGTACGACCTCCCGGTGGCCATGGCCCTGAACGCCGGCAACCTGCTTCACGTAGCCCGCCTGCTGCGCGAGGCCTATCCTGACGCGCACCTCCTCTTCCTGGCCGATGACGACTACCTGCTGGTCGAGCGCTACGTCGAGCGCCTGCAGGAGGATTTCGGTGTGGTCGTGCCTGTGCCGATCGACGGCGCCACGCACACCGTCCTCGCTCAAGATGGCGAGCGCGTCGAGGTCCTGGCGCGCTGGCGTGAGGACGCGCAGGGCATCCGGTACATCGAGGCTGACATGCGCAAGGGTCGCCTGGTGCGCATCCCTACGTTCAAGAACGCAGGCGTGTCGAGTTGCCACGCGGCCGCGCGGGAAGTCGGCAACGCTTCGGTGGCCGTGCCAGTGTTCGCGGTCGACCGCGCAGGACGCAAGCTCACGGACTACAACGATGTGCAGATCGAGGAAGGGCTGGAATCGGTAGCGGTTCAGGTTCGCCTTGCCATCCTCGCTGCGCAGCAGCGCACATCCTCCGCCACCGCCTCACCCGCGTCAGCGGCCGAGGAAGCGCTGCAGCCCGCTGCCGACCTCTCCCTCGCTGCGGAGCAGCGCACAATCTCCCCTCCCGCCCCTCCCGCGCAAGCGGCCGCGGTGGGTGATCAGGACGACCAAGACAAAGCCCTTCTCCCCCTCGCGCATGCGGGTGGGGAAGGTTCGTCTGTGTTCGTTCCCCCCGCCCCCCTCGGCGCGGAGCGGCCAGAAGAGGGAGCGCCCGACGAGCTGCCGGCCGATTTCGATGCCCGATTCGGTGCAGAAGAGACCCCTGCAGCGCCTTCCCAGCCCTTGGCGAAGGTGTACCCACTGGTCGCACCCGGCTCCGCTCCCGCGCGGGGGGAGGGGGAGGACGAGGCAGGCGACAAGAAAGCGACGAAGGACAAGCCCAAGAAGGTCTACGGCGACGAGCACTGGGACAAGGTCAACGAAGTGCTCGACAACTTCATCCTGATCTACGGCGAGGATATGGTGTGGGACTGCCGGCACAGGATGCTGATGCGGATCTCGGCCATGCGCACGATCGTCGGCAGCAGCGATGTGATGAAGTTCTGGAGCGGGCCGCAGCGGCGCTGGGTGCTGAAGAAGAACATCGTGTTCGATCCGACCAACACGCCGTCACCGGCCGAGAGCGGCCCGATCGCGACCGTGAACCTGTTCAACGGCTGGCCGATGACGCCGAAGCGGGGCAAGTGCATCCAGATCCTGACGCTGCTCTCGCACCTGTGCGACGGCAACGAGGAGATGGAGACCTGGATCGCGCGCTGGCTGGCATACCCGCTGCGCAACCCAGGCGCGAAGATGGAGACGTCGATCATCATGCACGGCGACGAGGGCTCCGGTAAGAACTTCTTCTTCGAGCGCGTGGTGAAGCCGATCTACGGCGAGTACGGCTACGTGATCGGCAACGACCAGCTGGAGAGCAAGTTCAACGACTGGGCCAGCATGAAGCTGTTCATGGTCGCCGACGAGGTGGTCACCAGGGCCGAGCTCAAGCAAATGAAGGGCAAGCTCAAGGGCCTGATCTCCGGCGACACCGTGATCGTCAACCCGAAGGGCCTGCCCGAGCACGTCGAGAAGAACCAGATGAATTTCGTGTTCCTCTCCAACGAGCTGCAGCCGCTCGCCCTGGACAAGACGGACCGGCGCTACCTGGTCGTGTGGACGCCGCCAGCGCTGACCAAGGAGTTCTATCAAAGCGTGGCCGAGGAGATCCGGCAGGGCGGCATCGAGGCGTTCTACCACTACCTGGTGCACGAGCTGGACATGGGCGACTTCGACCGGCACACGAAGCCGATCTACAACGACGCCAAGGACAAACTGATCGAGAAGAGCCTGGCGCCGTCGGAGCGCTTCTACCGCGAGTGGTCGCGTGGATTCCTGCCGCTGCCGTTCATCACGGTCGCGGTCAACCAGCTGTACGAGGCGTTCAGGGTGTGGTGCGCGCGATCAGGCGAGCCCATGTACACCTCGATGACCAAGTTCAGCCCCGAGATCGAGCGGTATGCCGGCGGCACGCTCAAGAAGAAGATCATCAAGTACGAGCTGGGCGAGGAGGTCAAGCAGCGCATGGTGTTCATGGTCGGCGAGCTGCCCGACGGCCGCACGCTCAGCGACTGGGCCGAGGCATCGGGCGCCCTGTTCGAGAAGCACTACCAGACCTACCGCAACCGTGGGGGACCCCAGCCAGGGCTCGATGTGGGGAGTTGAGCCTTCACATTTTGCGAACCCTTCACACGCAGAAAGCCCGTAGATACAGGCGATGTGAACGATGTGAAGGGTGTGAACAGTTCTCCTATATGTGCGCGCACATGCGCGAGAAAGAGGGGCAAGCAGGAAAGAAGGGAATGGATCGAATCGAAAAGATCAAATAACCATTCATACCCTTCACATCGTTAACAAGAGTAATAAAAACAATGAGTTAGAGATGTGAATGATATGAATTATGTGAACACGTTGCCTAAAGGTAAAGAAATGAAAGGGAATGCGATGGAAGTAATGGGGATGGGCGGTGCGGTATTCAGCGATGTGAGCCAGGCGGTCCACGTTGCGTATGTGGTGATGGCACAGGGCGCCTCGCACGGTGCGCCGCTGAGGAAGGCCCTGCTGCGGGTCATGGAAGAAGTGCACCTGGATTCGGAGCAGCAGCGTCATTGGCTTGACCAGCTGCGCGGCGAACGCAGCAGCACGGTGAACTTCGAGGGCCTGAGCCAGCTGGACATCCGCGCGCAGTGCTCCATGGTCGCCCAGGCGGTGCGCACCAAGCTGCCCGATGCGGAGAAGTGGGTGCTGCAGGCCAAGTACGGGCACACCGACTTCGAGGACGAAAAGGGTGTGCGTCGCTTTGCGTTCTCGGCCGAGCGCATCGCCGCGATACACGGCCTGTCGCAGTGGTTCGCACCGCTGCTCCCGAAGATCCCGGTGCTGGCCCTGGACTGCATGCTTGGCCGGATGTTCGCCAACCACATCAAGATCGACATCAGCTCGCGCGCGCTGGCAGAGCAGTTCGGCGGCAACCAGATGCAGTACGTGCGCGCCTCCGCCAAGATGAAGGAGCACCTGCGAGCCCTAGAGCTGCAGGCCCTCAACCGGCTCGCGCCACACTTCGCAGAGCATGGCCTGATCGAAGCGTTGCATTAAGCGACAGAATGTGAACGGCGGGAAATGATGCGTTGACGAATTGTTTCAGTTGGGATATATTTTCGCCATACTCGGAGTCAGAGTGCTTAAAGCCCGCCAACGCGGGCTTTTTGCGTTTACGGCGCCTTGTTGCGCATCCCTCGCGCTTCCCTCCATCTGCATCGGCAACGGTGCATTCGCCTCGCCAACACCCGTTGAGCGGGGCTTTTTTTGCTTACTGCAGACGTCTGCACCAGGAGAGCCTTCATGACCGTGGATGTACGAGACGCCATCAGGCAGATCACGTCCGGCATGCTGGTCGAGGAGAAGCAGGTCAAGTTTGCCACGCGAGTCTCCCTGACCCGCACGGCCAAGAGGGTTGAGGTTGCTGAGCAACACGAGATGCGCGACAGCTTCCACGAGCCGACCGACTTCACCTTATCGGGAACGTTCGTGCGGCCGGCGACAGCATCGAACCTGTCGGCCGAGGTCAAGCTCAAGGACTTCGCGAGCAAGAGCAGCACGCCGGCGGCGAAGTACCTGGAAGCGCAGATCAAGGGCGGGTCGCGCAGGCAGAAGCGCTTCGAGCGCGCCCTGGAGTCGATCGGCGTCCTGCCACCTGGCTACCGCGTGGTCCCTGGCGAAGGGGCGCAGCTGGACGTGCACGGCAACATGAGCCGTGGCCAGATCGTCCAGATCCTTTCGTACTTCAAAGCGTTTCCCGAAGCCGGGTACAAGGCGAACATGAGCGACAAGCGCCGCGAGGCGCTGCAGCGTGGAAGCAGGACGCGTCAAGGTTTCGCTTACTTCGTCGGCAGGCCTGGCGATCGCCTCCCGCACGGCATCTACCAGCGAGTCCAGTTCGCCGGCGGCACGGCGATCAGGGCAGTGATGATCTTCGTGCGCGAGACCGTCTACCAGAAGACGTTCGACTTCGGCTACGTGGCGACGTCGACCATCGAGCAGCACTTCGCCAGCGAGTTCACCCGCGCGCTGGCCGAGGCGCGAGCGACGCAGCGCTGACCTTTTCGTTTTCCAAGGTACTCCCGCGAGGGGGGCCTTCAAGGGTAATTCGAACCCCGCGTTGTCTCTAGTCACAGACCCGTCCTAAGGGGGTTGTATTGTCACACTTTGACCTAACCAAGCCGATGACGCAGGCTGCTTTCGGCGCGCTCGTCGGCGTCAGCCAGCAGGCGATCGGCAACCTGGTGGGCCGAGGCGTTCTCGACAAGGAAATGGACGGCCACCAGATGCTACAGGTGTACTGCTCGCACCTTCGCGAGCAGGCCGCCGGCCGCGCGGCGAACGAAGGCCTCGACCTGGCGACTGAGCGGGCCGGCCTGGCCAAGGCGCAGCGCGAGAAGATCGAGATGCAGAACGCCGTCACGCGTGGCGAGCTGGCACCTGTTGCGCTTATCGAAGCTGTGCTGTCCCAGGCGGCCGGCAAAATTTCGGGGATCCTCGAGGCGATCCCTGGCGCCGTCAAGCGCCGGGTGCCAACCCTGTCGGGCGACGAGATCAAGAGCATCGCGGCTGAGATTGCGCGCGCACGCAACATTGTCGGCGGCATGTCGCTGGACGACCTGCGCGAGCCGGACGAGGAGGGTGGGGAGGAAG